TAACACATCACTCTTTGAAAGTGAAGTTCCAGGTTCGAATCCTGGTATCGTAGCCATCCTTAATAAAGACATTTCTGGGAGGAAACTTCTATTCCTCCTAAATATAAAGCACAGAGGGTTCTCTGTGCTTTTCTAGTCTTGTGAACTACATCCACCTATATAGGTGGTGGCTTAGTGGTCAAGGTAGCTTCTGCTACCAGATACTCCACGCTCAAAGAGCTGTTCCATCCCCGAATTGCAGTATGCAATTCATCTCCAACTTTCGCTTCGCTTAGAAGTGGGAGAATTCTTGCTAGGTTTTAGTTAAGAAAGTTTTTTCAAGGTCATCTATAATATTTAGTATAAATACCTTCGCCATGCTATCTGGTAGTTTAATTATGACAGCATTTTTTAGTCTGTACCACATTTCTTGATACGCAATAGCAATATCCTCATAATTTTCATTATTACAATCTTCCATACTACAATCATCAACTGGTTCAAAAACGTAATCTGGTTGTGCATTAAACACATTAACATTTACGTTTATAGGTTTTGCAGCGATTATATTACCAAATAACAGGGCGAGGAAGTTTGAATCAAAAGAAATAGAATCTTCATGAAAATTACCTTTATTATCCATAACATATCCTCCAATAAGATTATCTATTAAAAATATACGACTTAATAATCAAATTAGTTAAACTGTATCCAATTGCGAAAAGTTGCGATTTGTCTAATCTAAAGATGAAGCTGTTAAAAAGCATTTTGAAACAGTATTTTAAATTGGAGTGAATTTAATATGGATGAAAAGAAAGTCACTGTAGTTAGTCCTACAAAGCAATCTAAAATTGTTAAATACAAATTAGAAGAAGACTGCGTAAATCTAAGAAAAGCAGGTTTTTCTTATCAGGAAATAGCTGAGGAACTTAACAACTCTGGTAAGGTTCCTGCGGATGATAAAATAGATAAATTCGTAGTTGCCAGATTCTTAGAGAAGATACCTGCTATCAATAAGCAATTAGTTCAAGAAGATAAAAGACGATTGTTAGAAGTTGTTAATACAAACTTTGATATTTTTTATGAAATAAATAACTTATTTGCAAAGACTAAATCACTTCTTGAACTAATGGAGGAAGATGCCATATCTAAAGGCAGGTTAGTAGACCCTTACCGCTTTAAAGCAATATCTTCTGAAATGAGAGAAATGCTAAAGCAGATGACAGAAATTCAGAAAGAAATTAATGACTACAATAATGTTCGCAAATTTATGGAGATTGTTCTTCAAGTTCTGCAAGAAGAAGTCCCTGATAAGATACCTGTTATAGCAGAAAAGCTTCGTGTAGTTAAAGGTACACAGTGGTTTGCTGAAATGATAAATAAAGGTACTGATGAAAAATGAGAGCAGATTTTATTTTTGAAGAGGTGGGATGCTAGTGAGTATTGAAACCTCTAAAGTAGGTAATTTGATAGATGATTTTATTAATCTTGCAGAAGGTAAAAAGAAACAAGAAGGTCTGTGGCGGGAGAAGCCTGTTGACTTGTTGACTTTCTTTAAAAGTAAAGATTTTTTAAATGAAAATCCTTATCCAGGTAAGCAGACAGAACTACTTGAAAAAGTTAATGCGATATTATGGTACAAACTTACTGGCGATGAGAAAGTGTGTCCTGCCGATCTTAGACAAGTAACCGAAATGATAGTTATGTTCGGTAAAGGTAGTGGTAAAGACTTTCTTATATCTGGTATTCTGACTTATGTGTGTTATCTCCTTTGTTGTATGAGTGACCCGCATGAGTATTTTGGTTTTGGTCAGGATGAACCTATTGACCTAATTAATGTAGCTATTAATGCTTATCAGGCCAATAACGTATTCTTCAAAAAACTGAAGGCCAGGTTAAGTTCTTGTAAGTGGTTTAAGAAAGTAAACTATAATCCTGCGGAAAATCCTGATGCCGCCCCGAATGAGTATCAAATAACTAAACAACAGATTAGATTTTATAAAAACATCACTGCACACAGTGCCCACTCAGACGCAGATTCATTTGAAGGGTTTAGCCCTCTTGTTGTAATTTTTGACGAAATAGGCGGGTTTGAATATAATAAAGCAGATGAATGTTATACTACGTTACGTTCATCTGCTGTTTCACGATTTAATAATAGAATGCTGCTAATTTTTATCTCTTTCCCACGTTCTGCAAATGATTACATGATGAAAAAGTATAAAGAAGCCACAGAAGGCAATGACCCACAAGTATTTGCAATGATAGGAAAGTCGTGGGAAGTAAATCCTAAAATTACCCGTGAATCACTTCAAAAAGACTATGATACCGACCCTGAAGGTAGCATGACTAAATATGAGTGTAAACCGCCCGCTTATATAGACGGATTCTTCAAATTCCCTGAGAAGATAGATGAAGTTGTAATGGTTGGAGTTCAATCACAATGTCCTGGACTAATAGTACAAGAAAAGATAACAACAAGGAGATTGAGTACGGGCGAAGAAAAGCACTTTATTGGTCTGGAAATATTCAACCTAAACCTTAATCCAGCTTACACATACTACCTTGGTGGGGACGGTGGTGTAACAACAGACAGTTACTGTATTTCACTGTTTCATGCAGAACCCGTGTTAGTAGAGGTAGTTGAAAACGGTCAGACAATTACTAAATACATTAATAAACCAGTAGAGGACTTACTTCTAGAATGGAGGCCAAGTAAAAAAGACAGACTGCCTGTTGACCTTATAAACGTTGCAGATATATTAGAAATGATATGTAAGCAGGTATATGTCAAAAAAGCCTTGTTTGATAAATTTAACTCTGCGGAAGTAGTCCAGCGTCTAATGACATACGGGGTGGAAGCCGAAGATAAGAACTGGTCTAACCCATTCCAGTTGCAAATCTACCAAAACGGTAAGTCACTTATATATACAGGACAAGTAGCTCTTTTGGACTATCAGTCCAGATATGAGGTGGTACTAAACCCAAACGATGAGCTAAAAGCTATCAAAATAATCAATGGTAATAAGATAGACCACGACAAGGATAAGTCTAAAGACTTTAGTGACGCTCGGATGGCAGCTATTTGGTTATGTTCTATGGACGAACCTGCTGTAACCGAACATTTTGCTATGCCAGAGATACTTGGTGCTAGAAGGAAAAGATGAAACACAGGATGCAAGCCTGTGTTTTTTATTTATACAACATATTGTATAAACACAATTTTTTTGCCACAATTCTGTAGTTCAAATTTTAAACTTCAGGTTCTGTAGTTCAAATTTTAAACCTCTGTAGTTCAAATTTTAAACCTCTGTAGTTCAAATTTTGAACTCTAATAATTACAAATAATAATTACAAAGAAGAATTACAAAACAAGTGCTGGCGCACTTGCTGAGAAAAATAACCTATTCGATAAGATAAAGCCTAAACAGCCTATTCTAATATGAGAACTTGATTTTATGAGGGGGCTTTGTAAGTGATACAACTTTTTAGTAGATATAGAGGAAACTATAAATCGATATTTATTGTCCCCATAGGGGACGTTCATTTTGGCAGTAAATATTTCAATAGAAAATATCTCGATAATGCGCTTAGATTTATAGATAGAAACAGAAATCGTTGTCGCATATTTTTGATGGGTGACTTGTTAGAACTTGCTACGAAAACTTCTGTAGGTCGTTCTGTGTATGATGAAAGTTACCCCACCCAAAAACAATTTGAAGTTGCTGTAGAAACTTTTAAACCTTACGCAGACCTTATTGATGTTATTGTTGAAGGAAACCATGAAGAGAGAATTATTCGAGATACTTCATTTGAAATTACACAAGAGTTTGCCCACCGCATAGGTCGTTATGATGCTTACGGTAAATTTAATGCGATTGTGAATATTCAAGTTGGCGACCTTATGTATTCTTCTTATGTATGGCATGGTGCAACAAGTGGAGCTAAGGAGACAAGTGCAATAAATGGTCTGCTGTCCATGCGTGAAAAAGCGTTTTGCCACATGTATTTTATGGGGCACACCCATAAGTTGTTCGACCTACCTCGTGAGATTGCAGTTCCAACAACATGTGGTAATGAGGTTGTAAAAATGAAGCAACTTCTGGTTAATACAGGCTCTGCTCTTGATGATGGTGGGTATGGAGACCAGAAAGGATTAGCTTATACAAGAAAAGGATTCTGTGCAGTTCAAATTTTTGCAGAGCAGAGAAAGATGGTGTTCCATTACATTGATGATTTGGTAGCTTAAAGGAGGGTTAGCAGGTGGGTTTAATTGAAAACTTCCAAAAGTATTTTAACAATAGAAGAAACTCTAATATAGTTCAGAAAACAGAGACCATCTATAACAGGAATGCAGAATCAGTTCCTGACTTTGGCGGTTCTCGTACCACTATACCCAAGTTTACAGATGGTGTAGGTAATGCTTTTAGTTCTTTACCTAAAAGGACACAGAGACAACTTGGTTTGGATGAGAGACGTTTTAATAATATGTCTGTTCCAGACCTGGTGGACACACTTATAGATGCCCACCCTGATGTCTCTTTTGCTTTGTGGAATTTTCTCCGAATAGGTAATTGTGATTATAATATTCATGTATATAGGGTTAATAGTAAGAAAAGATACAAAGCAGCAGAAAGGTATTTGGAAGAGTTAATTGATAGGCTTGATATGCCTAATGTGTATCAGTTTGAAAAGTCAAGGTCTTTAAAAAAAGTTATCAATCAGCTTATTTTGAGCTTAATAACAAGAGGGGCTGCAGCTCTTGAAGTGGTTCTTACTCCAGATTATAATGATGTAGCATTTTTTGCACCTGTAGACCCTGCTACTATTGAATTTAAATACGAAAATGGGAGATTTGTACCTTATCAAGGTCAAGGACGTACTGCTATTTCGTTAGATATACCTACATTTTTCTATGAGGGCCTTGATGAACGCATTGATGATCCTTATGGACGTTCCCCCATTATTTCTGCATTATCTATGGTTTTGTTTCAGCTACAAGTATTGAATGATATAAAAGCAGTTGTACACAATCAAGGATATCCTAGATTCGATATTAAAATTATTGAAGAAGTTCTTCTTAATCGTATGCCTATAAGTATTCGTAATAACGAGCAGGAAAAGCAAAAGTGGCTTAGGGAAAGACTTGATGAAATTATAGAAATGTATAATGAACTTGAGCCTGATGATACTTTTGTTCATTTTGATTCAGTTGAAATTGGAATGGTTGGTGGAAAGAACGGCAGTGGTGGGGGTGCAATGATTGACCCTCAGAAGTTAATGACAGCTATTGATAACTTGATAATGAGTGGTCTAAAAACTCTTTCCACTATTCTTGGTAGGAGAAGTACTGGTCATACAGAATCATTTGCAAAACTTGAAATAAAACTTTATTTGCAAGGAATCAAAGTTATTCATGATGTTGTTTCTAGTATTTTGTCTAGGGCTTTAACACTTGCTCTTAATATTAATGGTAAGCAGGGTATAGTGAAGTTTGAGTTCTGTCCAGTAGAGATTCGTACTGAACTTGAACAAGAACAGTTTAAGCAGATTAAGTATCTCAATCTGGCTTATGCTAGAGACCAGGGATGGATAGATCAGTATGAAGCTGCTAATGCAGCAGTTGGCCATGACCCTGTGTTGGAAGAACCTGATTGGGAACATTTACAACCCATAAAAAATAAAGAAGGGCAAACACCAAAAGGAACTGTAGACACCAACCCAAATGCTGGCGGTAATACTGATAAATCCAGCGGAAGTTAATTAATGTAATTTATAGTCTATTCTAATGAATAGACGAAAGGAGGAAGGTACTATGGCTAAACCTACTAAGGAACAACTTGAAAAAATTAATAAATTAGCTGTTAAAGATCTAACAGAGGACGATGTGTTTGTATTTCGTCCCTTGATGATAGATGACCAAGTTACTGCGTATTACTCAAAGCTTCATGAAAATTTTCTTCGTAAGATAGTTATGGACGCCAAGAAGGGTGTAGGTTTGCTTCTTAATCATAACTGTTTCCAGCTTCCTGTTGGTAGAACTTTTGATGCTGAGTTGGTGGAAGAGCACGATGAGGAAGTCGGGGATTTTTGCAAATCTGTCTATGGTGGAGTCTATATTGATCGAGGAAGAAATACTGAATCTAATATGACTACCGATGATATTATCAAAGGTATTGAATCTGGTACTATTTTTGATGTATCTATCGGATTTAACGCATCGTCTTGGAAGTGTTCTATTTGTGGAAATGATATTCGTGATTATATGTCTTGTCCACACATCCCTGGTAAAAAATATATAGTTCAAAACGAAGAAGGTAATGATATAGTTGAAACTTGCATTGTTAATGCTGGTGAAGATGGTGAGGGCGAGTTATTAGAATTATCCCTTGTATATGCGGGTGCTTGTGGAAGAGCTACTATTAAAAACGAATTTTCTAACGATAGTGTTATAGAATTAGATAAAGGTACTAAACTAACATTAGTCGATAATTTCAAAAACGTACCTTTATATGCAAAGATTTATCAGTATTACTCTAAAGATGGTGTTGTTTTGTATACCGATACAGATGAACGTACTGAAGGTGCTGAATATTTAGCAAAAAGGAGTGAAACAGAAGTGATTTTAACTAAGTTATATGAGGTAATGAAGAATACTTTTGGCATTGATGTCTCTTCAGAGGAAGAGCTTATATCTAAACTGAGCGAATTCGGTTTGGAACTGTCAAAAGTAAAAGATGAACTGGCGGCTAAGGAAAGTGAACTGTCTGCTAAGAATACTGAACTTGAAACTGCTAATAGTGAATTAGCAAAAGCTGTTGCTGAAAATGAACAGTTAAAGACTGATCTTGCAAACAAAGATGCTGAAATTGCTGAACTCAATAAAAAGGCAGAAATTGTTGAGACTTATCGCCAGGAACTCATTGATAAGGCTCTTAATTTAGGTGTAAAGTTACAAGGTAATGCTTTCCAGAGAGAGCTGTTCTCTAAATTCCTTGAAACACTTAGTCTTGATGAGATTAAAAATGTAGTTTCTGGTTTTGAAGCTGAAGTTCGTAATAAGTTTGCAGGTGCTAGAGTGTCCGAAGGTGAAGATAGATCACTTACAAATCGAGTAAGTGATGTACCTGATAAGGACGAGAATCCTGCTGAGTTTAGCGCATATGTAGCTGAGAAAGCTATTGAATATGCAAAAGAACATGGAATTAGCATTTCTGAAGCTACCAAGCTTATGTACAAGAAATATTCAAATAAAGATAGGAGTGATTCTTAATGGCTGGTAAGTTCACAGGTTTGCAGAAAACCTACCAGATTGGTGATGCCGATGGTATTGCTCTTTACACTGGCGTTACCTATGGTGCTGAAGATGGATATGTTGTAAAGCCTACTGCTGACAACGCCGTGTTTGTAGGTGTTGTTGATAATGATGAAAGAATAAATGACCCCATCCGTGCTGGTGGAGACCAGACTGGTCGTAACATTGCGGTTCATGTAGATGGCTATGGTGAAATTAGAATCGCAGATACTGTTGCATATGGTAACAAGCTGATTCTCGGAAATGGCGGCGTAGCAAAGGCTATGCCTAATGAACCTGGAACCTACAATGTAATTGGTTTTGCTGAAAAGTCTGGTGTGGCTGGGGATGTAATTCCGTTCAAAATTGCTGTAATGACTGTAACCATACCGGAACCCTCCACGATCCCCTCCACGATCCCCTAATTTCATAAGGATGATAGAAGGAGAGTGAATTTAGATGCCTACTGTACAAAAAGTGCATATAGATAAAGCTTTGACTAACATCTCTGTTGGCTATAAGAATGAGCAGTATATTGCAGACCAGATTCTGCTCAGTGTCCCTGTAGATAAGCAGTCTGATAGGTATTATGTATATGGTAAGGAAATGTTCAGGCAGCATGATGACAGAAGGGCACCTGGAACAGAGGCCAATGAAATCAACTGGTCTCTCAGTGATGATACCTACTTCTGTGAAGGACATGCTCTGCGTACCCCTATTCCTGATGAAGAGTTCCAGAATGCTGATGATGAGTTTGACTTGAAAGCAGATGCAGCAGAACTCGTAACTGAGGGAATCCTCCTTAATAAGGAAATAAATGCAGCAGAAATGCTTCTTAATTCTGCTAGCTATGGTGAAGGTCTTGTCTTTAACATGGGTGCTGGTGATGGTGATCCTGCAAAGTGGTCTGACTATGAAGACAGTGACCCTGCTGTTGATATTGCCAAGGCTAAGGAGAGAATTCACAAGCTTTCTGGTATTAGGGCCAACACGCTCATCCTTTCCGAACCTGTGTTTAATGTTTTGAAGTTCCATCCAAAAGTTCTGAAGCTGTTTGCAGGTGTAACTCCTGTTGGGGTTGCAAATATCGAACAGATTAGGTTGGCTCTTGGCGTAGATAAAATCGTAGTAGGTTCTGCATTAAAATCTGGGGCTACTAACCCTGGTAGGTCCGATACTCTGGATTATATTTGGGGTAATAGTGCAATCCTTGCTTATGTTCCGCCTAAGCCTGGAAAGAAGGTTCCTGCTATTGGTTATACCTTTATGTGGAATAAGGATGGCGAAGGTCCTGTTCAGGTTAGGTCTTGGTACGAGCAGGGCAGACGTGCAACAATCGTAGAAGCTGAAAGATGGTATGCACATAAGATTATTTGCAATACTGCAGGATTCCTGTTTGCTGACGCTGTTGCACCGCTGGCTGATTAATTAATAGTAAATTAAAATAGGTCGCTATAGGATTGCCTGTAGCGACCATTTTAACATTAGGAGGTATATTATGGCAGAGAATAAAAAGAAAACAACTACTACAAGGAAAACTAATAAGAATATGATTCAGGAGATAAATGAAGTACAGGTAGCTACTAATTTAGCGGAATCTAATATTACTTCTGAGACTAATTTTCAAGAAGATAAAGCAGTATTGGTTTCGGAAAAGAAGATTCAACTTAGTGTTTCTGTAGTTAAGAGTATTGACGTACCTGATGAGGTTACTTCTGTTGTTGTAGAAAATTTTGGGGCTGGAGATTTGTATGCAGACCCTGAGAATGCAGTATATGACATCAAAAATATTGTAAGGCCAGGCGAATCAAAAGAATTTAAGAATGCAAAAACATTAGTTTTGATATCTACATGCAAGCCTGTTGTATCTATAAAGTTTTATAAGTAGTTAGAGGGGAGGGTTTGGTATGCTTATCCTAGAGCCAGGATTCGAAAACGTAGTACGTTCTCGGTTAGGTGTTGATGCAGATGATTTAACTGATGAAGAGTTAAACCAACCCCTCATAGTTGACCTTGCTGAAGCGACTATAATCCGCAGGGTTCCTGCCTATGAATCAATAACAGACCCATTGGATTTGTTATATTTACAGAACGCTGTCATTTCTCAGATATGTTATATTCTATGCCCAAGTATGCCTAAAAGACTTAATTTAAAAATTTCTATCTCTGATGTAAAAATAGAGAAAGAAAAAGTTGATTGGGATATGATGGCGGCCAAATTTCTTGCAGAAGTTGAATCTAATTTAGGAAGTATCACTACTGTTCCTGTTAATAGTCCAATGGAAGGTGTAAGTATTCTAGTAGACAAAATTAGAAATACTAGAAAGCCAATAGGAGTGTGAGCCATCATGGTCAATGAAAAAGAACGTATAATTAAAAAACTGGGTATAAATGCCGAAGTTAGGTATCCAGATGGCTCAACAAAAGAAGTAAAATGTTTAATTGGCAGGGCAAGTACTATTTTCAATAGTATGCTTTCACTTGAAGCTCATAGAAAAGGAGATTTTCTTATTGCGGACAATGTGGGCGGCGGGTGTATAGTGACTAATTCACTAACAGGAGAAACTTATTTGGTAGTGGCTACCTATACGGCTACTTTTAAAGATATTATATTATCTCGTCTCGCCCACATGTTACTCTGTAATGCAAAAATAACTGTTAAACGTGATGAACGTATAGCTGATGATAATGGTAATGTAAAGACACTTCCTGTTGATGTAGTGTCTGACCTAGATATTTATGTTAAGGTAGTAGACCAGCAAATGAGACAGTATGAGCCTGGTCTTCATGTCGATGCAGAATACATTATATTTAGTCCAGCTATTAATATAGAGCCGTTGGATAAGGTTTTGTTGACAGGTTATGATAGTAAACCAATCCCGCTTAAAATAGTCAGTTATGACAATTTGACATATCCATGTATTTCTTGTATCCAGGTAAAGGCAGAAACAAGGAAGTCAACAACCCAATGACTAAAGTCATGGGCTTGTAAGCCCCGTAAGGAATAAATTATGGATATGTTCAAGTCATTCAGCGATTTGATGGATATACTCCCAGAAAGGAGGGAGCGGAACTTGCGTAAGGCGCAATTCCTCCCCGTGCCTAAAGGCAGGGGTTTCCTTGCGCAAGAATTTGTGATAACATGGCTAGACCAAGTAATCAAAGTAGGCTTTTTTCTTTTGATGTAGATGGATATGTTTCAGAACTCAGATATAGTTTGAGAAGTGCCATGCGTGAAATAAAAGAGACATTATTGAAAGAACTGAAAAATTCCGCTAAATCTTTACCGTTTAAGAGAAATCCTGTTCGATTGGCTGGTGGAGAAGTTACAAGTGACTATAAAAGAAGAAGGGCAGTTATAAATGCTATAAATGCAAGTATGGATGAAATTGAGAGAGACGTTATTATGCTTACTTTTACTGCATTAGATAATAACTTTAAAGATTCACATATTGGTATTTATTATGAGCATGGTACAGGTGAAGAGTGGGATGGCGAATATGAAACTTTACCTGGTATTGTACCGTCCCCAAATAAGTATAGAAGTGGTAGACAAATAGTATCTCGTTCTAGGCACATTGACTATGCAGGTCTTGGTAAAGGTAAGTGGATAGATTTAGGTGGTAATATACGAGTTACTGCATCAAGGGAAGCAGGAAGACGTACACCTGGCTTTATAGCTTATATTGGTGAGGATACAAAAGCTTATCATTGGTTTAGTTCTGTGTTTGAAGAAAAGAGAGAATGGATTATGAAGAAGCTTAGAGAGGCTGTGATGAGAGTAAAGCCAGAAAGGTTTATAAGATTGTCAACTAAGAATTTTGTGTTAGGGAAGGACGGCATCACAAAATGATAGTTGTAAAACTCTATAATGGAGTATTTCAGAAGCTTGCTAATGATGAGATTATTCAAGATTTGCTTGAAATTGATACTTCGTTAGGCAGTAATGAATTGAGGTTGCTTAGAGCAGATAAAATTCAGAAAAGACGTAAACCACAAAATTTAGCAGATAATATTCCTCTAATTGCTTTTTATACTGTTGGTGGTGGCAAGGACCCAACTAATGATAGAGTTTGGGGTTCCACTTTTGTGTTTGATATTTATACTAATGACGATGTTGAAAAAGCTCATCGTATAGGTGAAAGGATATCTGAACTTTTTGACGGTAGTATACCCCCGTTTGCAGGTATAACAACATTCGAATCAGAATTAGAAGATGCTTATGAAAGTAAAACCGATCTTCCTAACACTTATTGTTGGACCGTTATTATAACAATGTTTGTAGGTTTGGAAGATTAAATGTTAATCTTTATCAATTGTAGTCTAATCTAAATCAGTAGGATGAAATTATCGGGGGGTTGTTTATAATCTACTATTTAACCAAAAGGAGTGAAAATTGATGGCTAAAAAAATGATAATCAAAGGCGTAGGAACTATGATGGCAAAAGTATATGATAGAGCAGGTAAAGGCGCAGAAGTCATTACACTTGGTACTCTTCAAGATTTGCGAATTACTATGAGCACTGAAATAGACGATATTTTCGGTGGAGATAGCATGTTTGCTATTGACACCCTTGTGAGAAATAAGGCAATCGAAATCACAGCTACTGATGCTAAGTTTGATTTGGATGCTGTTAGACTTATGATGGGTTCCACCGTTAGCGAGCAGGTTAACAGCTATGTGTGGGTTATTGGTGAACAGCAGACTCTTGTTGCAGGTAAGAATGGTTCTACATCTGTAGCTGTTTGTCCGCTTGAGTTTGGTGGAAACGACGTAGATGCTAATACTAATACTATTTACCATGACCCTGGGTTTGTTGTAAGGACAAAGATTAGCAATAAGCTTTATAAAGAAGTTCCTTTCGAATCTGATAAGGCACCTGGTGAAGGTCAGTTTATGTATGATAATACAGAAGGAAAGCTTTACTTCGCAGATGGTATGGTAGACGAAGATGTTGTAGTAAACTATAGAAGAGAGGAACGTGTTGATATCGCTGACTTGCTTATCGATGAAATTCCTTTCCCTGTCCATGTAATCCATCATGGTTCCTTCCTGCAGAAAGATAATACCTACGCAGGTATTGAAACTGAATTGTTCTGCTGCAGAGCGCAGGGACAGTTCTCTATCAATGCTGCCCGTGCTACAGCTTCTGCATCTGAGGTTAGTTTGAAGGTAATTGACCCTGAAAGAGCTGACAATAGAATCGGTACTATTAAGAGGTACCAGTCTGATAGGAGGGTGTAATCACTTGGCAAGGATAGTAACGAGGTAGAGTTTCCCCCTGCTCTACCTTTATCCTTGCCATACTAATTAAAAAGGGGGCTATAAATCTAATGAAATATGGTAAATCAGCATAATTCACTTAACGGATTATGTTGGTGTGTACGGTGTCGTTACATCGGAATTTAAGCCTTTGGAGAGTCATACCAAACGCAAGTAGGATTTCG